ATATAATTATATAATTAAATTTAAATTTATATATTTTTATTTTTTACCACAATAATTTTGCATATATATATAATATAACCAATAAAATGGTCCAAGGAAAGTAGCTATTAATATACCAACAACATTTTCGATTTTTGTTTTATTATATTTAAAACAGTATAATGACATGAGCCATCCTAATAAACCTGTTAAAAACCATAATAAAGTAAAAATAGATACAAATATAGCAATTGTTTTTAATTTATTTTTATTTGTACCATCATCTAGTTCTTTTTTTTCGATTTTACTCCAACTAATATTTGGTTTTTTATTATTAATTGTATTAGTAATAGCAATATCAATATCGTCACTTTCATTTTTAATAACATTATCATTAACAAGATTTTCTAAATTATCAATATTTGATTCAGACATCAAATTAATTTAACTATTCTATAATATAAATATAATATTATTTTAATTTTAAGATTATTTTTACTTGTTAAAAGGTGACCAATCATTATCTAAAAATTGATTAGTTAAATATGAAACTAAATAAGAATCTAAACAATTATCACTTATATTATTATCAGTAAAACAAAATTTATTTCCTAAAACATAATTATATTCTGGATTTAAATCTGTTGGACCATTTTCTCCTTTTTCACCTTTTATACCATCAATTCCACGTTCACCCTTTTTTCCAATTGGTCCTTTAAATCCTGGATCTCCTTTTCTACCTTTTTCTCCTGGATAACATTCACCATCAATACCTTTATCCCCAGTTTCTCCTTTTAATTTATCAAGATTAACTTCTATTTTTGGCATATTTATTGCTTTAGAATTATTAGGTGGTTTATATTGAGCTATAATATTTCCATTTGATATAAAATCTATTTGAATCATATATGCTTGTTCACCTTTATTACCTCGAGGCAAAAATATATCTACATATTTATTATTTTTTTTATCAATAGATTGATATCTACCTAATTCTTTTAATGTATCTTTGTCTTTAAATATAATATTTGGAATTTCTTTTCCATTTATACCATCTAGTCCTTGTCTACCTTTTAAACCCTTTATACCTATTAAACCAGTATAACCTTTTTTTCCCAAAATGCCATCAATACCATCATCACCCTTTACAGATATCATACATTGTTTGAATCCATTATTTTGTTTATTTATACATTCATTATTATCAAATTTCTCAATGATATTTTGCCATTTACCACATTCGCCAATACAACCACTACAATCAAAATTATTTTTGCCACCGCCTAAATTTTTTTCCCATAAATTACAAAAATTATCTTCTTTCTGTTTATCATAACAAATTATATCACAATTATTTTTTTTTATATTTTTTTCATAATCTAATTCTTTTTTTATTATTTTTGCCCTGTTAATAATTTTAATAGCATCATCAGTATTTATACATCTTCTAGATTTTCCATTTTTATGAATATATGTATTGCAACATAAATTTTTACCATTTGGAACACAATTATCACTATTGTCACCAAGTCCATTCATGCATTTTTGTGTATCCGTTAATTTTTCACCAGGAAGAGATATTGGTAAAACATTAATATTATTTTGATATGATATACACATATTATTTGTTGTTAAATTATCAAAAACAGGATTTGGTTCAGTATAACCAGTATCACCTTGTAATCCTTTATGACCTTTATCACCAGGTAAACCTTTATCACCTTTTACACCTTGTTCCCCACGTTCACCAGGTGGACCTTTTTCTTTAAAAAAGCAGTTTGAATTAGTACCTCTAGAACCTTTATTTCCTTTTTCAATGAAAACATTAATAGGTTTTATTTTTAAATTTTCTAAATTATGTGATTTTATTATAGTATTTGATTTTTTGTCCATAAAATTAATAGGAATCATTTCAGCATTTTCACCCCTTACACCTCTTAATATTTTTACTTTTGTAATAGTATTATTATTAATATCATTATCTAAATTTTTAGATTCATGTAAAAGTTTATTGTATTTATTATCATAAAATTTAATAATACCAATTTTTGTATAATCTTTACCACTTTTTCCAATATAACCATTATCACCAGTTTCACCTTTTAATCCACGATTACCATCTCTACCGATTCGACCTTTAATACCGTCATTGCCTGGTATATTATAAATACATGGTTCTAAATTTAATTTTCTTCTTGCATTACAATTATGTTTTATTTTATTAACATATTTTTCTTTAATTTTACAATTATATATTAATAAAAATATTATTAATATTAATATGAAATATATAAATAAATTATATTTTTTCATTACCTAATAAATAAATATATATAAAGATTAAAAGTTTATATAATAAAAAGAGAAAAATAATAAAATAATTAATATGTCAACATTTCAAAAAAAACTACAACAAGATAGAAGTAATGAAAAAACATCAAATGCTGGATTAAAATGGGATAGCGAAGATGATAAATATCTACTAGAAAATGCAAAAAATGGTACTGATATTAAAGAAATTGCTCTAGCATTAAAAAGAACAGAAGGTAGTATTAAAACAAGAATTATTATTAATATTCTTTCTATGATAGGAAATGATAGAAATAAACTATCTAATATGTGCTCTGAATATAATGTAACAGAAGATGATGTAAGTATTTATGAACAAAAAAAAGAACAAAGAGAACAAAAACGATTAGGTCGCCCGTCATATCAATATGAAAAAAAGAATAGTTTTCCATCAAGTGAAACAGCAGAAATGTTGGAAGGACTATCACATCTAAATCAAAAAATGGATAGTCTTATGGAAAAAATGAATGATGTTCTTAAAAAAATGAAATAAATAAGTTATTAAAATATTATTTTTAAAAAATTATTAGTTATAAATAATTTTATAAAAAAAAAATCAATAATTTACAAACAAGTGCTTATATTTAGGACTTATTTTTATTTTATATTTTGCATAATTATTATCATTTTTAATATTTTTTGATTTGCATTCATATAAATTATCACATTCGCATGTTTTATAATTAAAACCATTTGTTCGATTGTAAATCCAATTAAAATCTGCTATATTTTTATTGGATTTACTAAAAATTAATTTACATAATGTCATTGTTTTATTGGTTGCATTTATTTTAATATACATTTTTTAATTCATTTAAAGGCTTCTATTAATATATAAATATTTATTTTTATATCTTATTTATTATATATGAAAAATAAATTTATTATTCTTTTATTATTTTCTATTTTAAATATAATTGATTCTTTTAATTTTAATCATCTTTTACATAATAAAATAAATATTAATAATAATAAAAAAATCAAAGATATTAAAACTTTACCACTTGATAAATTACCTAATTATAATACATATATTAATGATTATTGGTATGATCCTAGAATACATAATTTCGGTAATATCGGTTTTTATGGATTATTACATGCTATTATTGCCCCAATTGCTTCAAAATTAATTGATTATTTGTCATATAGTAATATTAATGTTAGAAAAAAAATTTTAAATAGTATTCCTTATAATTATTCTGTTATTGATTTTTGTTGTGGCATTGGATTTAGTACATATAATAATAGTATTGGTATTGATACTTCCAATGAAATGTTATCTATTGCTAAAATAATTAATAATAATAAACATTTTATTAATTCAAATGTTGAAAATTATGGTTATGTTAATTCATGTGATGTTGTTACTATTATGTTTGCTACACATGAGATGCCTTCATATGCTAGAAGAAAAGTTATTATTAATGCTTTAAAAAATGCAAAAAAAAATGTTTTAATTGTAGATATAGATCCATACAATTTTGCTACTACACTTATTAATAAACCTCAAAAAGGAGCACAATTTATATCTGGTGAACCTTATATTTTAAACTATATTTTAGAAATGAATGCAGATATTAATTATTGTTATACTACAAATTTTTTATTTTGGAAACTTGAAAAAAAAAATATTATTTCTAATCATGTAGTTTTATGGAATTTTACACATAGATTTTAAATATATATTACAATTTATAAGTTGTATCGAATACTAAAACATTTGCATTTATCGATCCATCATCTCTCCTTGGATTTTTAATTTGATATTGTGTCGGCCATCTTCCACATACATGAGAAGTAAAAATTTGTCTATTTCCATAACTCGAGTGATAACCAGTTCCCCAGTGCCAATCCTTGGCCCATTTACCGGAGCCATCAGAATTAGCACACATGCTAAAACCAACTTGATTACAATTAACATTCTTGCCGCATAAAAAAGTAACGTTGTCTTTTAATTTACATGAACCCGGATTAGTTCCATAACAACCATCTCTTACAAAAAAACTAGCTGGTATAGCACTTGGACCATGATATGAAGCATATTTTCCATCACTTCTATATACACGACCTACTGATGATTGAGCACCACAAGCAGCACATGCTTTACATTCATTTTCTTGTTTATAATAACCGCTATTGCATGTATCACATATATTTCCTTCATTTGTTGTACAATTAGCGCCACTAGCTGCATTCCCTACGGTTTTACCATCTACAGTACATTTACATATATTTTGAGCACATGTACCTGGATTTCTTCCTCCACAATCAATTCTGTGTTCCCCAGCAGGACATCCAGGACATGGTACACATCTACCAAAAAAATCTTGTAATCCGCAATCTTTTCTATACTTACCAGGAGGACAAGACGGACAAGGCCAACACAATCTACCGTAGTCACTCTTGTACTTACCCACACCACCGAAATAACCGTCATAGCATGTACCACATAAATTTCCTCCATTTGACGTACATGCTGCACCACTAGCTGCATTCCCTACGGTTATATCATTTCGAGTACATTTACATACATTTTGAGCACATTTACCTGGATTTTTTCCTTCACAATTAATTCTGCGTTTCCCTGCAGGACATCCCTGACATCCTTGACATGTACCACCTGATGTTCCACCGCAATCTTTTCTATACTGACCACTAGGACAACTCGCGCATGTTTTACACGATGAAGTATTAAATGCATTATCATTATATGTATTAGAAGTACATAGAACACATTTTTTTTCACTATTTAATTGATAACCTAACTCACATGATTTACATTGTTGTGTATCAGTATCACTTTTTCTTTTTTTACATGAATTTGGACCTGTTCCAATATCAGCAGGTAGTCCATTATTACAAGTACAATAATAACAGTCGCTATCAGTACATACACCTTGTGGTCCTTGTTCTCTTGGTAAAGTATTTTCATTTATCATGTTAAGACATGTATCATCAATACATAACTTATTTACATTTAAAGTATTATTATTAGTTTCAATGTTTATGTTTCTACCGTGTATTTTAATATCTTTTGTATTTTCACCCATTTTACTCATTTGATAATTAATAAAATTATCATTTATATTTTTATTAATATTACATAGTATAATAAATATAATAATTAACATAATAATGAAAATAATAATTTTCATTATTTATTATATTATAATACAAAAAAAATTTTTGTTCTAATAAGAAAAACAACTGACCACTGTTCGAACTTTGCCAAGGTATTTCATACTGATATACACACGAAAAAACGATCAATATTCAGCGCTTCCGCCGCCTTACTGCGATTTTGTTCGAAGTGAAACTACCTATATCTTAGTCGTGGATCTATACCATTATGTGATCAATGGATCGGTCTTATTTTCTTTACTGCCCTTACTGCTGCTATGCTACAAGGTGCCAGTAGGTGGTGGAGGAGAAGCATTTGCTATACATGTTCCAGGTGGTCCTTGTTTTCCAGATGGATCATCATTCATTTGTTGTATTGTTCCTTTTGTTAAACAAACTCTCTCCCCACCATCTGGTTGAATACATAATCCATTTTTAAATGTAACAGTATTACCGTCAAATTCTAAATTATTTCCTTTAATAGATAAATCATTATTAGTAGATGCAGAATTAATACTTGTTAAATTACTCATATCTTTTTTACTTAAACATTCATTTAACTTATCAACTTTATTATTATACTCACTGCGTATAATATAATTAGTAGCTTGATCACCAATTAGACCGAAATCATTATTTGTTGTTCCAATTTTTCCACAAAGACCTAGTCTACAATATTCATAGCTTTCGTTCCAACCCTCATCATCGCCCATACCATTTTGTATTATACCATAATCTCCGATTTTTCCATATTCATTTTTTAGAGTACCAATTTTACCATATCTTCCTTTTTTAGTACCAATTTGACCGTATTCATTAGTTTCTGATCCAATTTTACCATACTGATGTTTATCAGTAGCAATATCATAATTGCACTCATCTTTTCTAATATATAATTCAGGTTTACCGGTATTATAATTTGTTATTTTACCATATAAATTTTCTACACTTTTATTATCAGGTGTTATTAATCCCCATCGTGGATCAATCATAGTTGAAGTATCATAAGAAACTAAATCATCAACTTTTCTACCATATAAATTTTTATTATTAGCAATACTCCATTCACATTTATCTTTTTTAATATATAAATTATCGGGTCCTATAATACTGTTATCATCTTCATCTAATTTTTCACCATATTTATTTTGTTCTCTTACACTTAAATGGTTGTAAATTGCCTTCCCTTTTTCTACCCAATTGGTAGAAAAAGTATTATTAGATTCTTGAAGTTTTTGATTATTTTCAGTACATTTAAAAAGTGCATCGACTTTTGAATCATATTCTGCAGCTGTATAATACATACGAGGTGTACGAGTTGCTGATTTTTTGTCTATTTCACTTTTTAAATCTTCTTTAAGTGTAAGTATTTCAGCAGCTCTATCATAATTTTGTTTTTCAATTGGGTTATATTTATCCGACCAATAAGTTTCTTTATCATAAAGTTCTTTATCACATTGTCTTCTAGTTACATATTTATCCGTATTAGTTCTCAATGCCTCACATGTATCATATTTCTTTTTAAAATCATCTGCTTCATTCTCAGCATTATTAGCTCTTGTAGATTCTAAATTTTTAGCAGTACCAAGTACATAGTATCCTTTTGAAACTTTATCTTTATAATCATCTCTTTCGTTTTCAATAATTTTATTATATTTAATTTTATCAATTAATGCTTTATCTAAACAAGCTTTATTGTCATCGCCAAAACATAATTTATTTTTAAATTTTACATTATCTGATAAAATTCTAAAATTATCACTAGCAATATCTAAATTATCACCAACAATTGAATTAATATTGATAATACCCTCACATTTACCAGGTGATCCCGCAGTTCCACCTTTACCTTTATAACCTCTAGGACCTCTTCTAATTTTAATAATAGTGGGTTCAAGAGCAGTATCCCTTTTATATAATTCACTTTCATCCCAATTAGAAGGATATCTACCCAATTCTTCTTCAGTATGATAATCAACAAATTTAATAGGACCTAAATCGGCTTTTGGCAATTGTTGAAAAAATTCTAAATTAATATTATAATTAATATATAAATTAAATATTAATAATATAATAAATATTATTAATAATAAATAATTAAAATTATTCATTCTTAATTAGTTAATATAAAAAAAAATGATATATATATATAAATAAATTTTAATATTAAATGGATTATCAAGATTGGACAGAAGTAAAAATTGGTGGTGGAAAAATTAGTAATGATAAAAAAAAACCACCTGTAGAAAATAAAAAGAATTATCAAAATATGCCAGGTACAAAACAATTGAGAAAATTAGAAGAGGATGAAATTGTTACGATTGAAAAAATTAAATTAGATGATTCTAAATTAATAGAGCAAAAAAGAACAATGTGTAAACTAACGCAAAAAGATTTAGCAACACAATTAAGTATACCATTTACAATAATTAGAGATTTTGAAAATGGAAAAGGTGAAAAAAACAAAACATTATTTAGTAAAATTAATAGATATCTAGATAATAAAATTAAAAATATGAAAGAAAAATAAGTATAAAAATAAAAATAAATTTTTTTATTTTAAAAATATATAAAATAAATATATTAATTATTTAATATGGAAAATAAATTTGTTTCTATTATAATACCATTATATAATGGTATAGAATATTTAGAAGAATCAATTAATTCTATATTAACACAAACATATAAAAATTGGGAATTATTAATAGGAATAAATGGTAAATTTAATGATGAAGATTTTAAAAATGAAGTTAAAAATAAAATAGATAATTTAATAAAAAAATATCCAAATAATAATTTTGAATTAAATATTATAAATTTTAATTTTAAAGGAAAATCAAAAACATTAAATAATTTAGTTAGTCATGCAAAATATGATTATATAGCATTATTAGATGTTGATGATAAATGGGTCAATAATAAATTAGAATTACAAATAAAATATTTAAAAGATTATGATGTGATTGCTACATCATGTGAATATATTGGTGATATAAATAATTATACGCCAACATTACCATATGGAGATATATCTAATTTTGATATATTTAAATATAATCCAATAATTAATTCATCAGTAATAATAAAAAAAGAATTAGCGAAATGGTGTGAAGATGATAATATAATAGAAGATTATGATTTATGGTTTAAATTATATTTTGAATCAAAAAAAATTTATAATATAAATAAGGTATTATGCTATCATAGAATATCTAAAAATTCAGCTTTTAATCCAACAAATAGTAATAATTTAGGTATTTTAAAAAATAAATGGTTAAATATTAAATATCTTAATAATTAAGTAATCTATTTAATGTAACTAAGCATAACATAGATCTATCAGTAATATCAAAACCCGTTGTTGTAGTAAATAAATTTAATAATTGTTTAATATCATTTGGACGTAAACAATGACAAATGTAATAATAAACATCTCTATTGGTAATTAAATTTTTATAAACAGTTACTTGTCTGTGTCTTAATTTACTTAAATGAAATCTAATAAGTGGTACAAAATGTTTATCAATTTCTTTATTCATTTTAAATACATTTTTTTTAGAATTATATGTAGTAGTTGCTAAATATAATTTGTAAAGTTGATCTTTAATAGTGCAAATTGATGTGTGAATTAAATATGTTGGATCAATTTCTTTACCATTATTATCATATAATTTTTGAATATTTGGATTATAATCTCTAATATAATCATTAATATGATAATCAATTCTATTTCGCATATATGTAGCTAAAATATTATACCATGGATTTGGATTACAAGGATCTGTATCTTCTCTATATTTAATATGTTCGGGTGATATTTTGGCTAAACTATATCCTTTATCAGTGATTCTTTTAATAATATAACCGTAAGTAATATTATCTTTGTTTAAGATATATTCATTTGCTTGAATATAATTCATAAATTTTTTAGGATAAATTATTCCATATTTTTGAAGATTAACTGATTCATCATAAATATTTATATTAGCAAGATTTTTAATATATTTAGAATCAATATGAACTAAATGCATATAATTTTCTCCTAAAATACTAGAATAATCAATAATATGTTTATTTTCATGATGTAATAATACAAATATATATGAAATATTTTTATCTAAATATTTACAAAATTCTTCGCGTATGTTAGAAATATCAACTTCTTTATTTGAGTAGTTATATAATACTTCGTTTAACATATCTCCATGAGATTTTGTAGCATGAGAAAACCATGAACTATTAATATCAGGACAACTTGTTGTTCCCATATGCCATTTATCATTATAATAATAACATGTAATCATTGTTCCGTCATATGCTTCAATAAATATATCATTTTCATTATTAATATAAGAATCATGATTAATTCTAATAGGAATACTATTAGAATATGATACGACAATATTATCTTTTGATACTGCATCAAAATCTAATACAACACTTCTACATGTTTCATATAATTCTTTAAAAGAATCAATATCTTCTCTAATATATGTATTATGTAATAGTAACTGATTTTTAATACCTTTAAATTTTTTTACTTGTAATGCCGGCCAAAAGTTATTTTTTTTTAAAATGCTAATTAAAATTTTGGAATAATCTTTATCTTCATTAATGTTATTATCATATTCGCTAAATGTGGCATTAATTAAATTATTTAAGGTATTGATATTTGAATTTTTATTTACTTGCATATTGGGAACTATTATAATTTATATAATTATAATATAAATTAATATTTATATCATTTTTTTTTTGCAGAAGTATCTTGATTTTTTTCATTCTTTTTTTTTATTTTATCTAATTTTTTCAATTCTTTTAATATTTTTTTACTTTCTTTTTTATTTTTACTAATATCTTTTCTTAATTTAATTTTATTATCTTTTTCTTTTTTAATATTTTTTAATACTGTATCCATTCTTTTTTTATCTTTTTTATTTTTTGTTTTCTTATATTTTTTCTGAACTTCTTTATATTTTTTATCTAATTCTAATAATTTTTCTACTATTTTTTTTAATTTGATTTCTAATTTATTAATTAATTTAAAATTATTGTAAGATTCTTTTTCTTTTTTATTTATTAGTTTCTTTAACTCTTTTAGCTCTTTTGATCCACCATAGAACTTCTTTTTAGGATCTTTGGGATCTGAAAGCAAATCTTTTACCTGTTTTACTGTTAATAGTTTAGCTTTAGTAGATTTTAAAGGATTTTCCGGTTTATTTGCCTTAGTTATAGGTGTATTATTCCAACTATATTGTTGTCTTAATCTATTTATACCAGTTGAAATACTTTTTTTACGTATTGGATGATTTGTTTTATCTATCATTTCTCTTGCGGGAATTCCTTTAAATCTAGTAACTCTATCTTCATTATATTCATGCATTTCATGTAAAGGGAATACAGCAGGGATTTCAGTATCAACACCTGCAATAGGATTTACAAAATACTGCTGTCTATTTAATTGTAATAATGCATGACCTACATCCTGTCCGATATCATTTAATGCATATCTTAATGCATCTAAATCATCAAAATCTAAATTTAAAATTATATTTCTAAGAGTAGCCCTTTCATATCTTTGTGTTAGTACATTAGCAAAAAATAGATTCATCCAAGATTGAACTTCTTGATAATATTGTTTAAATTCATTAGTAATAAATTCAACTCTTATTAAATTTTCAAATTGAGATTCAAAAAATTGTGTAAATAAATTAAATAATTCATTTAGTCTATCATAAGAATGTATTTCATGTAAATTAACTTTAGTAAAATATAGCAATGCAAATGCACCAAAATATTGTAAATATTTAATTACATCAGGATGTCTAAATATAATGTTAACATAATTTCCTTGATTTAAAATGAATAATCTGGGTAAATTTGTTAATATTATAGAAATAAGTAAAGATACTTTATTTGCATATAATATTTGTTCTTGTTGTGTGTGTTGTTGTGGAAAAGTCTGAAAACCTTCTTTAATACCTGAATGAGATAATATAAACTTAAGAAATTTACCTTGAGATCCGATTCCTTCGTTCATTAATCTTAATTTTAAATTATCGTTAAGATCTTGCATATCAAAATAAATTTTTTTATTAAAATATTTTCGTCGTATAAATTCAGTGTGATCTTGAAATGGTGGTAATAAAGCGCTTCTCACCATTCTTCGAAATGATCTTTCTTGACTCTCAACTATATCATGATCTTTAGTTGCATGTTTTGCTTTATGTAGTTCATAACTAGTATTAGCCATTTCATTATAAATTTGTAATACTTGTGGATCAACTCCATCTAGATGAAACTCGAGTACAGGCGGAAATCCTAAATTGTTTTTTTTAATATTTTCATTTTCTGATTCATAAACTTGGTTAACTTGGTCCATTGTTTCTTTATCTAAAACTATTCGTAAGTTATAATCTTCTTGATTTGTCTGTCTATGTTTTTCATCTTTTTTTACATTTTTATTTTTTTGTTGTTTTCTCTCTTGAAAATTTTCTGGTGTCCAATTTACGGACGGTCTGTGTTCTCTAGTTGATCTTCTAGGTCCTGCTGCAGCAGGACTTTCATGTACTGTTGATCTTCTAGGTCCTGCTGCAGCAGGACTTTCATGTACTAGAGCTTGACTTTCATCTATACCGACAGGATTCATTTATTACTTTTCTATATAATAAAAATATATAAAAAGAAGTTTGCATATTAATATAAAATGAGTAAATCTGATATTGAACAAAATAGTGAAACAGGAGATAGTTTTGTAAATAAATTACCAAATCTTATTTTAACTCCTTTTTTTGAAAATAACTCTTCATGGCCTTCATATTATATTAAACCAGTTTATGACGATACATCACATCAAAATACACCACTTACAAATTCATATTATAATACTGCAAATAATATTGCAAATACTATTCAATCACAAAGTCATACATCTCATTTAAATAATAATGCAACAACAGTAATGTGTCCAACAATGCCTTATTATATTCCAGCTCAAAAAGTAGGAGAAAATATCCCTCCTGTAGTTAATCCTCCTGTTGATGTTCAAAGACAACAACAATTATTCTATTATCAACACTATATTCCATATGTACATAATAGTGTATGTTAATTTTTTTTAATTCTTTTATTAAAATAGAATATGAACGAATTTATATTTTATCGTAGAAAATTAGTCGATAATAAATATAAAAAAATATATAAAAAAGGAAAATCAAAAAAAGAATATGTAAAATCTAAAGGTAAATATGTATTATTAACTGTTTATAAGAAGAATTTTAAAAAAAAAAATAAAAAAAAAGGAGGTAACTTTAATGAAAATTTAAACAATTTAAAATTGCAATTCAGAAAATATTTAAAGGGTGGCGCAGATAGTATTGCTAATTCAGATATAAAATTTGATAGTGAAGGTAAGTATATACAATCACCAGAGTGTAAAATGATATTTGATAATCCAGAACAATATGGAACAACTAAAGCAGAATTAAATGATACAAGTGATACCGATGCAGTTAAAATAATGGCATCTAGATTTGTTTCAAATCCATTAAATAGTGGTGGTGGAAAAAATAAGAAAAAAAGTTTAAAAAAAAAAGGAGGATCTTATATTTCACAATATTTAACTAATGTAAATGGAAAAAATTAATATTCACTTGATATTACAAAAACATATATCAATATCAATTTTAGTCCATGTTATGATTTCATTATTATTATCATTTTTTCCTAAAAAATTTCTACATTTTTCACATATAATTAATTTTTTTTTTAAAAAATCAATCATTTCATTATTTTCATTATTATCGGTAATAACATATAATTTTTTTTTCATAAATCAATTATTCTAATAAAAAAATGATAAATAATAATTTATTTATTTTATAAATGCAAGTTAATAATTTTAAAAATCATGGAAAGAAATGGAGTTCAAATGATTATAAAGTATTAAATAATTACATTAAAACTCATGAAATTATATTTTTAGAAAATGTAGAAGAATTAGCTGCTATTCTTGAAAGAAATTATTATAGTATTGAATATAAAATTTTAGACTATATTTCCGAAGAATTTGATTTAATAGATATTGATAAAAACAAAATTTTATATAAAAAATTCAACTTTTTAAATAAAAAAAATATAGATGATTATGTTATTAGTAAAAAATTTATTACAAAGAAAGAAAAGTTATATTATTACTTAATTAATATATCATTTATAATTGAAAAAAGTGAAATAAATAATAAAGAAGAAGTTAATGAACTAATTAATAATATAAATCATTTAATTGATAATAAAAAAAAATAAAAATTATTCATAATTAAATTTATTATTTTTTTCTAGAATTTATATCAGCAGCAAAATTATTTAAATTTTTACTTTGTATATAAATAGTTCCTGGTCCTACAAATTTCATACCAAAAACTTCTCCACCAAATAAAGTTCCTAATATGTTTTTTCCCAATGATTCAATAGTATAGTTCATATTTTTATTAGCTGCCAAAAAACAACCATTATCTATTATGATTTCTTCATTTGTTTTTAATTCTATTTTTTCAAATGTACCATAACAAGCTAACCAAAATTTTCCTGATTTATCATCACTTTGAATTAAGGGCATCATAAATCCTTCACTTGTACCTATACCAAAAAAACCTCTAGCAACTACTTGAGAAGAAATTTTTAAATTTTCAGTAGAACATAAAAATGATCCCCTTGATATACACCATTCTGTATTTGGTTTAATATCTATTTCGATAATATCACCTGGTGTATCACTACCTAATGCAATTTCCCCGCCCCTTTTTTTCCCTGTATATTTTATAATTAACATGTCTTCGCCTCCAAAACCTCTCCATAATGCTTTACCAATACCATCAAATTTAATTTCACCTTTTTCAACATCACCTTTTAAATAAATTAATGATCCAGGTGAAGTTAATACAGATTGATCCATTTTAAGACATATTTTTAAAAATGTAGATCCAGCAATACCATTTTTAGTAGTTTTAAATAATTTAGAACTTTTATTAAATTTTGATTCTATATTTTTATCATATTGTATTTCTTTTTTTAGTGCTTGATATTCTGGTTGTTGTGGTTGTTGTGGTTGTTGTGGTTGCTGTGATTGTTGTGCTTGTTGTGGTTGTTGTGGTTGTTGTGGTTGCTGTGGTTGTTGTGCTTGTTGTGGTTGTTGTGGTTGTTGTGCTTGTTGCGTATCATTTTTATCGTTTAAAAAATCTAAAAAACCACCTTTTTTAAAAGATTTAGAAGAAGGTTTTTTTCCCATTACTATTTTTATAATATATTTTAAAATTTAAACAAAAGAAAACAAACCTACATTTTTTACAGTATTGTTTAAATAATTGATATCTAAAATATTAATTTCAATATCATCTTTAAAAGACCAACTAAGTTTTATTTTAAATTTTTCATAAGAAGTAATTAATTTGGGAATTTCTAATAAAATATTATCTGGTAATTGAAAAATAATATTATCTTTTGAATTTTTAATTTCATATAAATGAGGATATTTATAATTATATAGCATAAGTTTATTTTTATAATAATAAGTTTTGAAAGGAATATCTAAAGAGATATATCTTCCAAACAAGAAATCACTTTTAAAATTTTTTGAACTTAAAATATTTATATAACTATCGTTAGTCCAATAATAATTTTCACCATAAAAATGTCTATATAAAGAAATAGAATTTATATCATTTGATATAAAATTATAAATAATTTTAATACTAAAACGAGAATTAGAATGATGTGGATGAATAATATCTATATTATAAATATGATTTAATGAATTACTAATAGATAATTTAATATTATTATCAATTAAATAAAAATACGTATTATTATGATAATTAATTTTTTTAAATTTATTGTAATTAAAATTATTATAATTAACCAATTTATTATAATAAATTGAATTATTTTCATAATTAAAAGAAGTTTGATAATTAAAATTATAAGATGAATTTAAAAGGGATTGATTTTTATTATAAAACCATTTGCAATAATTCGTATTATATGTTTTATTATTTAAATATTTAAAAATATTTTTCCAATGTATATATTTTAAGTCATTATAACTATTTATATCAGTAGATCTACTTAATTTAAGTTTTGAAATATAATTTTCATTATATGAATGTTTAAAAAATGTATTAGTATTATGTATAAATGATGAAATTAAACATAAATTAGAAATGAAAAATATAAAACTTTTTTGCATTTAATTACATAATTATATATTAAATATATTTTTATATAATTTAAAATTAGAATAATAAAAATAATTAATGGAAGGTTCATTATTTATGTTTGCTGTTTTAATTGATATAATCTTAGCATTTTATGCTGGATATTTATCATATAGTTGCAGTAGACAAACGGGAGAATTATCAAGATTTATGTTTGCAATTTTAGCATTTATATTGGGTCCAATATATTTAATATACTATTTCTTCGCAAATTATTTAACAGGTAATTGTAGATAAAAATAGATCATTTCTTTAATTTTTTTATAAAATATAAATAATATTTTAATTTTTATAATTTTTTTATGAAATGTACTATTTTTCAAAAATAAATAAAAAAAGTACATTTCTTTATTTTTAAAAATTTTTATAAAAGGTTTTTAAAATTTTAAATTTTTTTATGAAATGTACTATTTTTTAATAAATAGGATATTTATATATTTTTTTTTCTATTATTTTTAACAATATGTACTAAATTAATATTTATATTATTAAAATAAACATTATGGTTGTAAAATGCACTATATAATGCTAATACTAATTGAGTATAAATATTCAAAATAACATAAATAATTATTAAAATTAATAATATTTTTTAATTTATGTGATAAATTATATTCATTAATTAAAGTATTATTATCCCAATTATGTAATTTAATAATAAAACCAGATATAATAGATTTTAACAATAATTTATATAAATTTTAAGAATAATGTTTAACAAATCGTAAATCAGTATTTTTAGTAAAAAAATATAATTTTTCTTTAGATATATTTGTTAAAATAAAATAATTAATACAAGTATTATTTTCAATTATATTATTTAAATAATTAATGATAAAAATAATAAACTTAATTTTTAAATTATTTGCAAGCAAAATTATAATTCATGACACCATCTGGATTACCGGGAGCGTATCTATGAGTTGCTAAACCTTTAGCCCAAGTATCTAAATTTTCACTTGGATCGAATGCTTCTATATTTTTAGGATCTGGTTTTACATCAGAATCATCTAATGGTTTTTCAATAAGTGGAACATGATTATCTTTAGCAACCATGCGATAATTAGTTGGAATTCTGTCAAATTGTTCTAAGGCAAAATCTTGTGGATTATTAAATAACCATTGAAATCTGTTAATACCAGTGCCTTTTAATGTATTTGAAGGATGTGATAATCTAGTAGATTCTTGTGGTGCAAAACAATTGCGCGCATTATCATTATTATCAATAGTGCATGCTTTTTTAACATATATATTGGGTAAATAAGTTTTAGTATTACATTTACTATTTTTATAATTTAATCCTCTTAATTCACTAGAATCATCAACTGCTGTACTAAAAGTGCATGTATTTGGTCCATATTTTTGATATCTTAAAGCGGGGTCAGCATTTACATCTTGAGCACAATCAGTACAATCATTATCGGGAACATTTAAATTATATAATCCCGGACCAATACTTCTTTTTAATTTTTCTTCATAACTACAATCATCATAACTCAATCGTGTATCATTAGGATAGCTAGTAGTACTCATAATTACTAATCTCTAATAAAATAAAAATATTTTTATTATAAAAAAAATAATATATTAATCTAACATTTGTTAAAGTTCATTTTTGGTGGTAATGGAATAGATTTATACATTATAGATTGACATGAACCCAAATGTTTTAACGAAGTATCAATTGGTTCAGTTTTATCATTTTTAACAACATTATCATTAGTTGGTATATAATAATTTTGACCGCATTTTGAAACATATCTTGTTTGACCTCTTAACTCACTTTCTAAATCTACAATATTTCCCTTAATATGAGATACAGAAGTACCTCCTAAAAAACCTAATTGATGTCTGCATTTATTAGAATGTTCGTATCTATATGGGGTTAAAATATAACCTAATGTATCAACATTTTCTTTTAAATTTTGTTTGTAAGAACAATTATCATATTTAGTCCTATTAAAACTCATATTAATCTAATTTATAATAATAAAATAAATTTATAAAAATTATCTTCTTTGTGCTTCATATCTTTTATTAAATTCTGCTCTATTTTTATAAGAGCGTGTATCCTCGCCGCCATTTGTCCATTGTGGTACAATATTTTCAGGTTTTTGAATATCTTTCATAAAATCTATTAATGGATAACCTATACGTTGATCTTTTTCCATAATTGTTTTTTTACATTTATAAGGATTTGTATCAGATCCGCTTAAAATATCTAATTCTTTTTCAATATTACCTTCTGCGCCCTTTAATAAAGGAGGTGCTTGAAAAACTCTTGAAAATAATTGTATATTACATCTATCATGTGTTAATGATTTAGGATCATTTCTTAATGCAGAATAGTTATCGATTAAATGCTGATCGGCTAATCCATAACCAGGTCTACCTCTTAAATTAGGATGTTGAAGAGTAAATTCGGGTAAAGAACCCAGACTACTTTCCGATTTATATTCAGAATATTTATCATATAATGTATAATTAGATATTTCTTTATTATTAATATCTTTTGCGTTTTTCCAACAATTATCAGATGAAATATTGGTATTATTATTATATTCTACTTTAGACATATTTAATCCTCTCTATATATATCTAAATTAAAAAAAATAAAGTCAGTTATACTATTAAATATATAATTAACCGATTTTTAAAATAACTAATTAATTTGGATAACACGATTTGTTTCTGATGATCTAACAATATTATCTGATGAAATGTAAACTAATCCATCATTAAAACCATCTTTTTTTTGTAAATCATTAATAACTTTATCAGTTCCAAAATATTGATGAGATACAACGAAATTAGTATTAATATTATGTCCTAATGTAACACAAATATCAGAATTAACAATAATAGTATGTCCTTTATCTAATATTAAATTATAAACATATTCTGTTTGATATTCATTTATTAATTTACCAATTGTAAATGGAAATATCCAATCATTATTATTATTTAATACTGGATGCCATGGTGTAATAAGTGTTCCAGAATCTAATTCAACAAGATTTGTTTTATTATCTTTATTAATATATTTGACAACACAAACAACTTTATTATAATTACCAAACATATCAAGTAGAATATCACCTTTTTTAATATTTTTAATTTTTTTAAATACATTATTGCTAGTTAATATATTTGAATCTTCGTGAAAACATCCATTATTAGAACAGTTAAATGAACTTGAAAATGATTTAGTTGAATTATGTATTTCTCTATTTATTATATTATTAATATTATCGAAAGATACAGAAATATTTGAAGGAACAGGAGGTGGTAAATTACTAAAAATTTCATCAATATTATCTCTAATTTTATTAAATAATTTACCGCCATATTTTTGAATACTTGTATCTTTAAAATTATTGCATCTTTCTTCAATATGTGCTTTTTGAAAAGATTTGATATAATTTAAACCCCATGTATTATAATATAAATTAGCTGCCATATTAACTTGTTCTAAATCATTATTAATATCATCTGGAATATTTTGATTAGATAAATAAATATTTAAATTATTTTGTAAATTATTAATATTATTAAAATTAAGAGCATCGATTAATTCAAGGCGTTTAATATTATAATTTAAATCATCATCATTTAAAAGATTTTCAGTATTTTTATTAATAGATAATTGTATAATTCTATTTTCATTTTCAATAGTTTTATATTTCAAAGCAAATGCTAAATAATCAGAACATTTTTCTAAATTTTCATTTAAAATTTTAAATACTAAATGTCTATTATTACCAATATGTAAAGTATTTAAATCGATATTATTAATATTATTGTATCCAATAATTTTTACATTTTCTTTAAAATGTTTACACATAAATTCTAAATCAATACAAGCAGTATTACATAATAACGTATTAATATATGCTAGTGAATGAATAAATATTGTACCAACGAAACCAGAATCTGGAATATAAGAGAAATGTCCTTTACCATATTTTGCAATATTGACTAAAAGATTTGTATCTAAATTATTACCAAATCCAAATGTATAGATATTGGGAGAAGGTAAATTACTATCTGACATAACCATTAATTTTCTCTGAAGAGTTTCTAAAATACCTCTTGGAGGAGTTAAATGAGAACTGGGAATACCATCAGTTAATAATAATAATGATTTAACCCGATTGATATTATTTTTATCACAATGATATTGATTTAGTCCATTGTTTAAACCGGCCCATATATTTGTTGCCCCAGCAGTTTGTAAACTATTTATTTGTGATTTAATAATTCTTTTATTAGAATCATTAATATATGTTAAATCACAAATAGTTTGTGCATCATATGAAAAGGTAATTATTGATATTCTATCCGATGGTTTCATAGATTCTAAAATAGTATTTAAAGCATGTTTAGTAATATCTAAAATAGTAAATCCAATATCAACATAATTACCATTTTGTTGTATTTTAGCAGAAGCATCCATAGATCCAGATATATCAATAACAGCAACAATATCAACCGGTGGATTAAGTTGATTTTCATTTTCATTAATATTAATATTTAATTTAAAATATGAATAATTATCAACAATATATTTATCAATAGATAAATTAATAGCATTTTGATCTACACTAAAATTATTTTCTATATTTGATAAATTATTAGAAGTATTAGAATATGATAAAGATGATTGAATATTATTATTACTATTAAAATTAGTAATTAATTCTAAAAGAGAACGATTTGGTTTTAAATGACTATAATGTAAATAATTTCTTGTTATTGGCGAAGAATTATTATTTTGTAACCATTGCATAATTGCATCATATTCATATGTATTACCATCATTATCAATATGTGGATTAGTCATAATATTATGGGTAATAGGACATAAAAATGAATTCGGGATAATAGTATTTGATGACATGATATAAAATATAAAATATAAAATAAAAAATCATTTTTTTATTTTAATAATGCTTTACCCTCACTATCATATTTTATATTATCATAAATAGCATCTAATAAATTTTGATTAAAATTATTATCTTGATAATTATCAACATATTGTTTTTTTAAAATAGTATTTAAAAATTCTTTAATATTCCAAGAATTTTTATTTTGACTACTGCCAATTTTTTCATAAACATCATCGCCATTTTTATGTAATTTATTAAATGTTTCTACAATACCATTATTATCAATTTTATTATTATAAGATGTGGCCCAAAAATTATCACCTGAAAATACAGTGTGTTTATACTCAATCTTATGTATAATATTAGATGGAGAATCTAAATTGTCTTTAGTAAATGTTATAGAGGAAGAAAAATTAGTCATTGTCTACTTTATAAGATATTTTATATTATTATATAATTTAAGTAACTCTTATATCTGAATATATATTATTTAAACATTCAATACCGCCATCAGATTTACACGTTTTATGATCTTTATATAACCAATTAGCAAATTTATTTTGATTAGTATATGAATAATTATTTGGTAAAGTATAAAATATTAAATGTAAATTATTCTTACCATAAATATTATTATATGTATCTTTATACATACTATTATCTAATATACTATTAATTTTATCATTAACATGTTTATTATTAATAGAACAATTATCAAAATTATTATAACAAGAATTATCATAAATATTACTATTCATTAATGGATTATTTTTAGTAGGAGCAATACAAATTTTGTTATCAATAATTTTTAATTTTTTTTTATCAAAAAAATCTTCATTTAATTGTTTTATTTCATTTTGATATTTATATAAAAAAATAGATATTATCAAGATAATTATAACAAATAACATAATATTACTTTTATTAGTTAGTAATGCTAATAATATACCGAAAAATAATATTATTCTCATTAATGTATTTAATTTTTCTTCATCAGTCATATTATTATTTAATGTAAAATTTAATTTAATTAATTCACTAATATCAGATGTCCAAAACATCTATTATATTCTCTATAATATTATTGTATTTTCTTTTTAGATTGAAAAAAAAATTAATCTATTCGGAAGAATCTATTTTATAATTATTTTCTTTTTTTTGTGATGCTAATTTCTTCTTTAATTTTTTTTGTGCTGCAATTTTACGATATGCTGATTCATTGAAGCTATTTTTTGTTCCTTTTTTTTGTTTACCTCCCATACTTTGAGCCATATTTTTCATTGTATTTAAATCAGGCATATCATTATTATCAGTATTATTTGACATTAAATCTGCAAACATACTCATCATATTACCCATATTAGGACCACCATTGTTATTGTTACCACCCGATTGTTGATTACCAAACATACCTGGCATCATAGTGGCAAATTTCATAGCATCTTTCATTAAATTTTCTTGATTTAATTCACCAGTAGATAATTTGGATGCCATTTTCTGACTAACACTTGATATAATATCACCAAAACCACTATTAGGATCACCTAAACTTTTTAAAACATCACCATCTTCTCCCATTGATTTTTGTAATTTATTAACATCAACGTCTTCTAAAATTTCTTTTGCAAGTTTACCCAAAGTAGTATTTTCCATACCACCCATATTCATATCAACAGATTTTTTAATCTTTTGTTGTTTAATATATTGAAGATTATCCAAAATAGTTTTGAATATATCTTTTTCATCTTCTAATTCTTTTAATTCATCATCATAGTTTATTTTTTGTAATAAATCAATTATTTTCTTTGCTGTTTCATCTGATAATTCATCTCTTGTTAGAATTAAAAATATACTAATAAATTGATGACAAATATAATCATCTCTAAATATTTTTTTTATATCATCTAATTTTATTCCTTTTAATAATTCAATTTCTGAATTATTTTCTAACCACAATGATGATATAGTATTAATATCTTCTTCATTAAGAGTAACATTTTCATTTTCATTTTCATTTTCATTTTCATTTTCATTTTCATTGTCTTGTTTTTGTTTTCTAGTTAAATCAGTTTTATAAGAATTATATATTTCATCAGTTAATACAGATTTTAAATAAATATTATATTCATCTGTATTTGAATCTAATGTTAGATAATTTGATTTAATTTGATTTAAAACTAATTTAGCAGTTTTACTTTTATCTTTATGCTTTTTAGCAATTTTTTTAATTTTTTTTATTAAATCTATATAATATTGATTAAGTATATATAATTTACTCATGTAATATCTTATTTTTATATATATTAAATTTACATATTTCCTTTATATAAATTTTAGAATACTTCATTATTTCTTTTATTTAATAGTTCTTCTAAAGATGGTAATTTATCTATATCATTAGTTGAAGAAATAGGGGTTATTGTATTCATATCAACGTCTGTATTTGATAATGAAATATTATTATTATTATTTAATAAATCCCATTTATATACTTTATCTTTTAGTAAATTATCACTTTGTTCATCTAATGAAGAAAATGCGTCAGACATACTAGAACCTAAACTAAATGCAATAGGATCGCCATTATCTATTATATCATTATCACTAAATGTTTCATTTTGTTTTGAATCCTTAATTTCTTTATTTAATCTAGTATTATTATCTTGTGTAAATAAAGCTCCTCTATTAGGTAGTAATAAATAATCGAAAACTTGTTTACCATATAATATATCTTCTTTTTTAAATTTATTATCAGTAATATTTGGTATTAACGCAGGAACAGAATGTACTAATTCAGGTACTGTATAATTATTAGCTCTTAAAACATCAACTGAAATCTTTTTGACAATATTATCTTTATCATGTCTTTGTATAGTTTCTAACAATATATTACAATGTTTACATTGATCGCTATATATTAGTATCATATTCTAAATAAAATATAGTAAATATTCTTATATAAATATTTTTAAGTATTTTTTAATTATATTATTATATATAATTTCATTAGAGAATAATGGAATTGCGAAGTGGAGATATTCCTTCTATGAATAATTATTATAATTCAACAAATTGGGAAAGTATTAAAAATAGAGATATTTTACTAAATAGTAATTCAAAATTATTTAATTTAAATTATTCAAATGGAGAACAATCTGATTTTACAGAAATTGAAGAAAGTTTTATTTCTTTAACCGGGGAAAAAATGAACACTGATAATTTTAAACATAATAACATGCAAAAATTTATTAAAAGTGGAGTTACTCAAAATGTTAATGTTGATAATTATATTATAGATAATAATAAAGATGTTAATAAACTATATAATAATAAAAAAGAATTAGAAAATTTTTTCGAACCTCAAATAGGTATAAGTAATATTAATGGTTCTAATTTTAGATCTAAATTTATTAAAGATAGAACTGTAAATAGTTTATCTGGACTCAATAATAATGTTTTTCCAATCGATCAAATAAGAGTTGGACCAGGTATTGATGATGGATATAGTAATACGGGATCAGGTGGTTTTCATAATTATTATAATAATGTTCATGCAATGCCTAAAGATATTGATAATCTTAGAACAAAAACAAATCAAAAAATGAGAACATTTAATAATGATTATAAAGCACCTAAAATTAAAACAGCACAAAGAGGTATAGTAAATTCATTTAATAAAAATAAACCCGAAACAGTATTTAAAACAAATAAAAATAATTGGTTTAAAACTACTGGTGCTAATTTAAAAGGATCAAAAAGACCTATTGAAAATGTTAAAGATACTAATAAACAATATTCGCACATTGAATATTCTGGTGGTATTAAATATATTAAACCAGGTATAGGGAATGAAGATCAATATGGTAAAGATACTATAATGGTATATGATAATGAAAGACAAACAACAGAATCAAAAACATCAATTACTAATATTACATCAATTGTAAAAGCAGTTGTTGCACCAATTGTAGATGGAATAAAGTTTAGTACAAAAGAATATATGGTAGATTCAGCAAGAGAAACAGGTGGAAATATAAAAGGACCAGTTGAAAAACCTACAACCTATGATCCTATTAATCATATAGCAAAAACAACAGTTAAAGAAACTACAATTCATGATAATGAAAATACAAATTTAAAAGGTCCTAATACTGGTTATTCCGCATCACAAGATATAGCAAAAACAACAGTTAAAGAAACTACAATTCATGATAATGAAAATACAAATTTAAAAGGTCCTAATACTGGTTATTCTGCATCACAAGATATAGCAAAAACAACAGTTAAAGAAACTACAATTCATGATAATTATAATGGTAATTTAAAAGGTGAAGTAATAGAAACTTATGTACCATATGATGATACGGCTAAAACAACAGTAAAAGAAACTTCATCAACATTATTAAAAGATAATTTGAGAAATATTGGTCCAGTTCAATATAAAACATATGTATATGATCCAGATTTGGTTGCAAAAACAACTGTTAAAGAAACTACAATTAAGGGTAAATCAGAATATGGTTTCTTAGGTGGAATATTAAATAATTTAATTGGCGGATATTCAAATAAACGAATAAAATTAAATAATACAAATAAAGAATTTACATCACAAATCTCTAGAAATGGTAATATATCATCCGTGCAAGATCATAGAAGTGGTTTTAGAAAACAATATTATAATGCCGAACAAGATGATACCAGAGAAAGAATATTAATAGCAGCAGGTCATACTCCAAATCCAGGAAATATGAATTTAAATATAGATTCAAAAGATGTTAATATATCAGTAAATAAAAATGAATTAAATCCAGAAGATTTTGGTAATATAGGCAAAATATATCAAAATCAACCAAGTATAAAATCTTACAAAAAAACATTTACAAAAGAAAATTATCAAAACAATGCATTTGAAAATCGTTTAGATACATGTATTATGAAATCATTAAAAAGTAATGAATTAAATATAGGTATAAATCCTATTTAGTTTAAATTATATAAGAAAAATTACTGTTTTATTTATATAACATATGCAAGGACTTGTAGATAATAAAAAAGAATATACTAAATATTTACAAGATTCACTAACAATACCAATTGCAGAAAAAATTAAAAATTATTATGATTTATCATTGGAAAATAAAAGCGGATTAAAAGGTTTTCAAAAAGAGTTAAATAAAATAAAAGAATGGAATAACAATTATATTGATACAATATGTAGTGAAATTTTAAAAAAATCAAAATATAAAAATTTAGATAAATTATATAAATATGTTATTATAACAAGTGTTAAAATTAAGATATATGAATATAAAGATCAGATAGAAGATGTTAATATAAAATATCTTTCTATGCAAGATTATATACATAAATGTTTTATAAATATTGCAACATGGGCATGGAAAAATCCTTTTCTTTTTTTTAAACAAAATATTAGAGAAACAGAAATACAGAATAATTATAATATCATTGAAAAAAATATTAGAAAAATTATAAAAAATACACTAATGGAATGTATACCAATCGATAGTATTATAGAACAAATAGAAGAAAAAAATAAAAATAATACTAATATCAATCAATTTGTAGAATCAAACACAACAGATGATAATAATGATGATATTGATTTAATACAATTAAATGAAGATAATAATAAAAATGAAATTATAAATAATAAAATAAACAATAATGAAACATTCACAAGTTCATTATTATCAGCAATTACTAGAAATACAAGTAAATTAAATCGTTTTTTAACTAAATCTAATGATAACATTAATAATGATTTGGAAAAAAAGAAAGAAGAGGAAAAATTAAATGAATATAATGAAATAATTTCTGATGCTGACAGTGAATATAATAAAGAAGATGATAATAATAAAAATGATATTGAAAATGATATTAAAAATCATGAAAATGATATAGAAAATGATATAGAAAATGATGAAAATGATAAAAATGATATAGAAAATGATGAAAATGATGAAAATGATGAAAATGATAAAAATGATGAAAATGATGAAAATGATGAAAATAATGAAAATGATGAAAATGATATAACAGTAACGGATATGGATAAAATAAGAGAAAAATATAATAATATGAATAGTGATTCTGAATCAAATAATAGTTCAGATAATAATTTAGATAATAAAAAATTTTTATCAGATAATTCATATGATACATCATCGTCACTATCAGATAGCGATAATGAATATACTGTAAAAGTAAAAAAAATGTACTAAATGCGATATAATATATAGTAATGTTATATATTATATTATTAGAATAATTATGTATTATTATCTATCAATATTAGTAACACTAATTATATTTATTTTAATACAATTTAATGAATATAAATCGAGTGAATTAAAAAAAATAAAATACAATTTATTTAATTTAACAAATATTGCTTTATTATTTATTATTTATATATTAAGTACTATAATTTTATTTTTTATATTTGAGAATAAATCTATTGTAAATATAAAAAATAATGTTGTAGAAAGTATTGATAAAAATATGGAAATAAATCCAATACTACTAAGAAAAATACCTGATAATATATATACCGGTTTTACTCCATATAGTGAATAATGAGTAAAATTATATTATTTTTATTTATTATAATTAGTTAAATGAAATTAGAATTAAAAAAATTCGATCCCGCAAGAATTGCCGGTGATTCTGTTGTAGTTTTTATAGGCAAACGGAATACTGGAAAGTCTTATTGTATGAAAGATATAATATCATATCATCGTAATATACCAATTGGAATTGTAGTTAGTCCAACAGAAAAAGCAAATGGATATTTTGAAAAATTTATACCAAAAATGTTATTATATGATGAACCAGATGAAAAAATAATAAAAACTTTTCTTGAACGACAAATTAAAATTTCTACAGAAAAAAAACTTGAAATGGCTAAAAGTGGTCGTACAAATATAGATAATAGAGCCTTCTTAATTTTAGATGATTGTTTATATGATAAAAAATGGATTAATGATAAATCTATTCGAGCAATATTCATGAACGGACGTCATTATAAAATTTTTTTTTTTAATTACTATGCAACATGCTATGGGTTTACCACCTGTATTGAGAAATAATTTAGATTATGTTTTTATATTTAGAAATAATATTGTTAAAGAGAGACAAAAAATATATGATAATTATGCCGGTATGTTTGCTAATTTTGAAGTTTTTAATCAAGTAATGAATCAGTGCACTGAAAATTATGAATGTTTGGTTATTGATTGTAAAACACAAAGTAATAAAATAGAAGATCAAGTATTTTGGTACAGAGCAAAAGAAGCACATTTTAAAATGTGTAATACAGAAATGTGGAATATGCAAGCATTAGAAGAACAAAGATCATTAAATGGTGGTGGTGTAAAAGAATTGGATGACGAAGAAAGTTTTGACGCTGGAGTATTTATGAAAAAAAAAAATAATCCAAAAATAAATGTAAAAAAAACTAATTATTAATTTTATGCAATGTTTCCAGGGAAATTAATGTAAGTTCTATAATTAGCATTTGTAGCATTATCGGGATCCCATGGTGTTAACTCATCATCTATATTTTCTCTATTTCTATAATCTTGTCTATCTTTTTCTTTGCATGGAGATGTTGAATCGTAAGTATCTGTAGTGGCATCATATGTGCCACTTTCAGCAACTCTGGCAGCTTGCCTAGCAACTTCGGTAGTTCCGGATTCTAAAGTTCTAGCATCTTCTCTTTCTTTTTCTGTACCAATATCACCCGCATAAGTATCTGTATTTGCATCATATGTACCTCTTTCGGCAACTCTGGCAGTTTGTCTAGCAACTTCGGTTGTTCCAGATTCTAAAGTTCTAGCGTCTTCTCTTTCTTTTTCAGTACCAGTATCACCAGCATAAGTATCAGTAGATGCATCATAAGTACCTCTTTCGGCAACTCTTGCAGCTTGTCTTGCAACTTCGGTAGTTCCGGATTCTAAAGTTCTGGCATCTTCTCTTTCTTTTTCGGTACCTGTATCACCCGCATAAGTATCAGTAGAGGCATCATATGTACCTCTTTCGGCAACTCTGGCGGCTTGTCTAGCAACTTCAGTAGTTCCTGATTCTAAAGTTCTAGCATCTTCCCTTTCTTTTTCAGTACCAGTATCACCCGCATAAGTATCATTAGAGGCATTATAAGTGCCCCTTTCAGCAACTCTTGCAGTTTGTCTAGCAACTTCAGTAGTATTTGTTTCTAAATCACGTCCAGAAACATGCAATGATTCATTAGTTAATAATTTAGTTCCTGTAAAACTAGTATCGGCATCTAATGCACTTTGTGTGGTATAGTATTTAGTACTAGCGTCAACTGTTTCACCACCATCAATTTCTTTTCTAACTCTATCTTGTCTACGATTGTCTCTATCAGTTTTAGCACTATTAATATTACCATAAGTTGTTGCAACACCAGCACTATTATTTTCACCACTAAAATTTCTTTTATTTGTTACACCCCCGAAACCAAATATATAAGTTTCAATGTATGTAGTAGACATATTACCTAATAAATAATAACAAATTTATTTTAATAAAAAAAAAAAATGATTAATTTATTATGTAAATTTATTATAATAAAATGTATAACAATTATATTTCAAAGCATTATTATAAGAAATTTGTAGATGATAATGATTGTGTAAAAATTCCTAATAAATATAAATATTCAAAAATTAAAATTAATAATAAAAAGAAAATGCTGCGGGATTTTGATTCAATTCATGCTCATAAAAATATGAGAAAATATGGAAATGATTGGAAAAATTATAATTTAAATATATATATTTAATAAGAAAATATGAAAACAGAATTTATAGCAGAAGGAGCATATGGATGTGTATTAAAACCAGCAAAAGAATGTGATGTTAAATTGAATAAAAAAAACACAGTTGTGAAAATTTTTAGAGATAAAAAAGATTATACAACAGAATTAAATAATCAAGATATAATAGAAAAAATATTTAAAAATAATAAAAAAATAATTGTAAATAAATTATCAAATTGTAAAAAAAATATAAAAGAATACGAAAAATCAGCATATATAAATTGTAGAGATATATTTAATGGTGATGATAATCAAGAAATATATCAAATAATTTATGAAAATGGCGGGGAAGATTTATCGAAACATATAAATAAAAATGTATCATTTAAAAAAATTTTTTTAAATTTAGAAAATGTTATAAATGGTTTAGAAATTTTACACAAAAAAAATTATATACACCAAGATATTCGTCCTCCAAATATATTATTAAATTTAAAAAATAATGAAAGTAAAATAATAGATTTTGGGTTCTTAATAAAAAAAAAAGATTATTATAATAATTTTAATAAATTTATAGGAGCATCAGTAAATCATCAATATCCACCGGAAGCAAATAAAGGTAATTATATTGATTTTTTTGAATATTTTAAAAATTTAATTTTAAAACATCAAAATTTTTTTATTTCAGACAAAAAAAGGAAAAATCAATTTAAAATAATTTTGTATTATTTATATGAAGAAATAAGACTTTATAAAAAATATAAATATCCTAAAAAAATAAATTTAAGTAAATTCGATGTATACATGTTAGGACTTTCGCTATTTGATTTATTTGTAACATCTAATTTAATAAAAAAATTAGGATTAAAAAATGACGAATTTAATTTAATATTAAATTTTATTAAAAATTTATTAAATTTTAATATTAATAAAAGATATTCTATAAAAAAAACAAAAAGTGAGTATAATAAGTTATGTTCTTTGTTAAAAAAAAGATAAATATTTAAAGTATTTATATAAAAATAACACCCCCTGTGAGGATTGAACTCACAACCTCTGGCTTAGAAGGCCAGCGCTCTATCCAATTGAGCTAAGGGGGCAAATAATTATTTTATTATAATATATTACGAATATAATAAAAAAATTTATATAATAATTTATTATTATATAATAAAAAATTTATATAATAAAATATTATTATATAATAATATAATGTAATAAAAATATAATATAATATTATAATTATATTATAAATTTTATTATTAACATTGGGTTGTAAAATTGCTGGATGTTAGTTATACAACTAACTTTTTATATAATCTTTGATTTAAAATTGCTGGATGTTAGTTATACAACTAACTTTTTATATAATCTTTGATTTAAAATTGCTGGATGTTAGTTATACAACTAACTTTTTAATAATCTTTGATTTAAAATTGCTGGATGTTAGTTATACAACTAACTTTTTAATAATCTTTGATTTAAAATTG